GTTGCCGTGTCGCCCGTTTTCCGTCATCTGACCTCCCCTCCCCCATCCCGGTCGGGCATCGTCGAGCATAGACTCACACGTGAGGCTGTCTGGCGTTGCGTCATCGCTGCTGACCTCCACGACGTGCGTTGCAGGAGCGGTGAGCGGGTGCGAGCGGTGAGTCAAGTTGTCCGGGGAACACGTGGTCGGCCTGCCACGGATCCCCCAGCCGTGCGTGGTCCCCGCAGAGCCAACAGCGTGTGAGCGGGTCGGCGGTCCATTCGGTGCGGAGTTGTTTGCTGATGCGTCGGTAGTTCGGGTCGGTGTGGTGTGGGCGGTGCCGTGGTGGGGTGGGTCGACCGGTCCGGTAGGTGCGGGCACGCCGGGTTGTGCAGCCCGGGCAGCGCGAGTTGTTGTCGGTTAGTTGTCCGCAGTCGAGGCAGGCACGCTTCATCGGTTGCGCCATCCGCAGTGTGGGCAGCGACGCTGGTTGTGGTGGTGTCCGCAGTTGTCGCATTCGGTGTCTGGGGAGCTCGGGCTCATAGTCCGCACATGCCTTCGCATTCCATGTCGAACAGGGTGCCTTGCCCTCTCTCTTCTTCGCTGCGAATGTCGACTTGTGCAAGTGGGATGCGCGCCGGGTGCAGGAATGCTTCTGATGGTGCGAGTAGTTGTCCGATGCGTCCCGTGCGCAGCTGGTTGTCGAAGTCGACTGCGTCAGCCCAGTCGTCGGGATCATCTCGGATGGCGCGCCATTCCTTGTTGGAGTGGTAGGGGCAGCCGATGCAGGATGAGCGTGGTGGTGCCGGGTATCCGTGTTCGGTATTCCATCGGATGCAGTCGGCTCGTCTGATGCGCCGGTCCACGAGTGGGTACTCGTTCCGGATCCATGAGAACGCTGGATCCTTCATGCGTTGGGTTTCGTCCCATGAGATGCCGATGACGGTGGTGATGCGATGCTCCTTGCATCGTTGTCCGGGTGCGAGTCCTGCGAGTTCTCGTTGCTTCTGCATGAGCGGTTTGATCTTGTACTCGCTGGTGCATTGGCGACGACCGATCGCTGGTTCACCTTTCTGATTCCGGATGTGGACAGGCATGGATGCGAATCGGTGTGCAGGGTTCAGCGCGTCGTCGCGGATGTTGCCGTTGGACACGATGTGGAGCGGGATGCCAGCGGTGTCGCATTCGGCTTTGAGCGTCTCGAGATGTGTGTAGACCGCTCGTGGTTCCCATCCGGTGTCGGAGAAGATTGCGTGATCGACCATCGGGAGTTCTCCGTGGATGATCATGCGGAGCAGCGTGGTGGATTGCACGCCGGCTCCGAGCGACAGGATTCTGATGGGGTAGTTGGTCATGCCGGGTTCCTCTTTCGTCAGTCTAGAACAGATCGAATTTGGGGTCGCTGGTGGGTGGTGTCGGTTCTGAGCCGCTCTTAGAGAGCGGCTCTGAACCGCTGTCACTCGGAGATTCGTTCCGGAGCGTGCCGGAGTCCGTTCCGCTCGCATCGTCCCTGCTAGATGACGGTTTTGGTTTCCTGTTCCGCTGCGTGCCGGAATGCGTTCCGGAGGAACCGGAAAAACCCGTTCCGCTGCCCGTTCCGCAATCCTGAGCACCGTCATCCACAGGGTTATCCACAGGTTGTGGGAGTCGGAACCGGTCGGTGTCGAACGGATCCAGATGACGTTCTTTGCGCATCTGTACCGCTGCACGCAGACGTTCGTTGGATGCCTTCACGCCGGCTGCTCGCAGCGCAGCACCAGCCTTCGCGACGGTCGTGTCGATCGCCACGTCGAGCTCGTCGAGCTGCTCTGCGAGCGGTGCGGTCCCATCCGGGTACTGCTTGCGTGGCGAGATCTGGTAGCTGATCGTGTCGTCGAGCTCGACCCGGGAGATCTCTACTTTCTCGGGTGCCCATGTGATGCGGGAGTGGGTGCGGGTCAGCACGACACCGTTCTGTGCTCGGGACAGTCGGAACACTACGTCCACGTCGTCGTTCTTCGCAGACGATCCTCGCTGTCCTTTGTCGAGATCTTTGCCGGAGTGGTCGGTGCGGAGGCATGCGATGCCGTGATGCTTGAGCACCTGCCCGGTGTGCCGGTAGAAGTGTCTGACGGTGTCTGCGTCGTTCTCGTCGCCTGCGACGGCACGACCGAACGTGTCCACGATGACTGCGCGCACTCCGAGCTCGAGTGCGAGCGACACCACATGCTCCGCACCTTCAGCGGTGTCCAATGGTGGGATGGATGGCAGCAGCGCATAGTGCAGCCGGGACAGATCGTCGGACGGTCCGTATCCGAGCTCGGACAGACGCTCATAAAGGTCGGCTGGGGTCATCTCGTAGTCGAGATACAGGATCGGTTGCGGGTCGATCGGCTGATCGGAATGTGCGAGCGGTGCTTTGCCGGTGGCTGCTGCTGCAGCGACCGCCAACACGACAGTGGATTTGCCTGCCTTCGCTGGCGCGTACAACGCGATCGTTCTGCCTTCGGGGATCAATGGCCACGCCACCCAGCTCTCATCGTGATGCGACTGGGTCCAGAACTCTTGCCAGTTGACGAGATGTGCGAGCTCTGCGGATCCGCTCACACGATCGGCGGGCTGTCCGGGTGTCCACGGTCGCAGCTGCTCGAGCTGGTGTCCACGGTTCAAATGGTCGGACACGTCCTTGCCCTCGAGCGGGAGCCACACGTCGTGCGGGATGCCACGAGCCTCAAGTAGCTGCGAGATGTGGGTGGCGTGGGCGCGTCCGGGTTCGTCGTCGTCTGCGATGACGTGCACCCGGACAGCACCGTCCAATAGGTCTGCCATCTGATCGGTGAACTTGCCTGCACCACCCGAATTGCATGTCGCAGCGTGCCCGAGCCGGTGCAGCCGATCTGCGTCTTTCTCTCCCTCGACGATGTAGACGAGCTGTCCGTTGTTGATGGCATGCCGGATTTGTGGGAGCCGATACAGGGTGCGGTCGACTCCGCCGAGCCCGTTGATCCATTCACCGGTTGCCGGGTCGAACCGTTGCTGCCAGAACTTTTTGTCCGGTGTCCGGATCACCCGGTACAGCGGACGACCTTCAGCTGTTTCGTACAGGTAGCTGACAGGCTCGTGTGCAGCGGTGGTTGCGGGTGTGAGGTCGGTCCAGCGGATGTCGAGTGCTGCGAGGACCGAGTCGGCGGTGCAGCCTGCGAAGCAGTGCAGCACGATCTGTTGCCGGTCGCCTCTTGAGACGGTGAGGGACGGGTTGCGGTCGTCGTGTGCCGGGCATTGTGCCTGTATTTGGTCGGCGCGTCGTGTGACTCGGGTGACTCGGTTCCGTAGGGCAGTCTCGATCTGATCGAGCGGATCGTTCATCGGTTCGGTGGGTTCTTTCTGTTGCGGTAGTTCGCTGCACGTTGCCGTTCATGTTCCCGGTGCGCTATCCGACACTGGTTGCATGGCTCAAGTCCTCGTCGCAGCTCTGCTTGATATCCGCCGTTGGTGCCGTGACGGATCGGTGACAGCACAGCGTCCCTGCGGAGCTGGGAACGATAGTTGCGTCGTTCCCGACCGGACATGCCTCCCCAAATGCCAACCAAATTGGGAATCTTGAGTGCGTAGTCAAGGCATTCTTGTCGGACCGGGCATTCGGCACAGATCCGTTTCACAGCGTGCACCGCGTCTCCCCGGTTCGGGAAGAACATGTCGGTCGGTTTGTCTCGGCAGGCTGCGTACTGTTTCCAGCTCTCGTCCTGCTCGTAGAAGGTGGGTGTCAGGTCGCTCATGGTGGGGTCGGTGCGGATGCCGACAGCATCGTTTGCCGTGCGTCGCTGCCGGCATCCGCACCCGGTCAGTCGACGCTCAGCGTGACGCGTCGTCGAGCGGAACGGAACCTCGGTCCGTCATGGGTGCGCAGCTGATGTCCGTAGGGGAGCCGGGTCCGGTTCTTCCCGGCTTTGGTGCCGGGCACCTTCTCACCGTTGCGGAACCGGTATCCCCACCGCTGGCTGGAGCCCTTCTTGCCAGCCATGATCAGAAGTCGTCGATCTCGACTGACGGCTTCGGAGCCGGCTCCACCTTCGCCTTGTACAGCTTGGCGGGCGCGTACCCTTTCCGTGCCTCACCGAGCTCGTGGTGCTTCACGGTGATCTTCGGACGATCCGATGGCTTCAGACCGGCTGCAGCCATCGCCTCCTTCAACGCCTTCACCATGTTGCCACGCACCCACAGTGACGTGTCAGCGACACCGTCACCCGTCGTGTCGAGCTGGAACACCCACACGTACTTCGGGGAGCCGTCGTCCCACGTGACAGCGGTCCCGTCGGGTCGCCTGTCGTCGAGCTTGGTGCCGTCGAGGATCTGACCCGACACGGTTGCGCCGAGCTCGCTGAACTTGAACGCCGGGAGCGACTGTCCGCCACCACCGAGGAAATCATCCATCTCATTCACTGTTTCATGCCTCCTGTTTCAAGGTTGTGCCGAGCCCGCAGAGTTCTCTGAGCTGCCCGGCTTGGATGTCGCTGCACACTCCGAGTGCAGCTCCGAACGGCAACGATGCCATGCGGACTGAGTCGTCGTCAAGGACGACTGAGAGTAGTTCCCGAACCTGCGATTCGGTGAGTTTCTGTTCCACCATGTATCGCAGCACCCATGCGAGATGGACACGTCGAGCGGTCGGTGTCTCTCCGACCCGGATCGGCAGGTTCGCTTCGTGCGCTTCCCGCACCCAGCCAGACAGTTGCTTCGCGACGCGAGGCTTCAACCCGGTGAACCACTCGCGCAGCTCGCTCGCTTCACCGGGCAGCAGCGGACCTTCCTCCGGGTCGTTGGACACCGGCACCGGCTTCGGAGCGGGTTCGGGTGCAGGCTGCGTGACGACTGGTCGGTTCGCTGGGAACGGCAGCTCAAGGTCCGTCTCCAGTGCGTCGATGATCGGTATGAGAGCGACGATGTGGTCGTAGTCGTACCGGTCGATCTTCTTCGGTGGCGGGATGTGCCCGGGCCAGCGCATCGCGAGCATCTGCGGGTTGCTGTCGCGCACCGCTGCGATGCGTTGACGGATCCACCGGTCCTCAGCCACGAGATCGACACCGGCTGCACCGTCGATCGGGTGCAACAGTTTCAGGTTCCGTGACTGTCGGACCGTCATGGCGAGCTCGACCAGTGCGGGATCAAGTTTCAGACCGTACAGCTGGCAGACACCGCTGCCGGGCTGGACATGGATGATGATCGCCCGATCCTGAGCGACAGCCGGCATCGGCAACCGCTGATCCTCCGATCCGTCAGCTGCCGCACCCTGCTTGTATAACGCGTCAGCGGTCGCATAGATGGCGAGCTGGATCGCGAACCCGACCGAACCGTACTGCACGCTCGAACCCGTCTTGATGTCCGCGATCACGAGATCCCCGGTGGCCTGTTCGTGCAGCAGCAGATCGAATGTGCCTGCGACCTTGTGAGTGTCGTTGACGACGATCTGTTCGTTCATGCCGTCGACAGGTTGCAGACCTTCAAGCTCGAGCATTCGGTGCACAGCGGTCACGTCGTCGACGTGAGCTGCAGGTGGCACATAGTCCGGGTCGGTCCATGATCGCTCCAGAATGGAATGCAGCGCAGTACCGAGATCCCTGCGAACCGTCGCACCACCAGCCTCTTTCGCTTTCTCGCACAGCCGGTTCAGAGCCTTGTTGTCGTCGCGCAGATCGTCAACTTGTGCGAGCAGATCGGGTCGCTGTGCGAGCCCGATCGCAGTCATCCGTTCTGCCCACGACATCAACGCAGACGTGTCATCCAGCGTCTTCGCGATGGTGGTTGCCCGGGTGTACCCGACCGGTTTCCCGCCATCGGGTGGCACCACCAAATATCTGCCCCACCGATCACGTCGCGTCGGGTCGCTGCTCATCATGTCATCCATCGGATGTCTCCTTGTCCGGGCATTCGCGGTGATGACAGTTCGCTTCACCGGGTCGGCTGACGTGCAGATCACAGTCAGCGTGTTCGCAGCGTTGCCACCAGTTGCCGTGACTGTCCGTCAGGTATCGGGGTGAATGTTGCGGTGGGTCGATTCGTCGCCACAGGTGGTCAGGCACGTGCGTCCTCCTGTCTGCGACGCAACCAGCACATCTCGCACAGGTATCTGCGTGCACCGTCAGCGGTGACGAGCGGGTTGAGGTACGCATCCCGCCATTCACAGTCCTGACATTTCCGTCTCTTCATTTCTCTGCCTCCTTCATGGTTTTCCCGCCACCCGTGTGCCGGGAACATACTGGTGCAACGCTCGGTGTGATCAACAACGTGATCTTCTGCCCGCAGCTCGGACACAGCCAGATCGATGCACGCCTCACAACCCGCTCCGTTGCCGATCGGACAGCTGGACACCGAGCACGAGCCCGAACCACACGATTCCGAGCCTCCACTCGTACCACGTCATGTGCACCACCGGTCCGAACCCGACCAGCCACAACACGACCCGCTCGAACAGTGGACGCTGCGACAGCTCAACTCTTGCCATAGCTCTCCCTCATCATCGCTTCCCACCGTTGCTGCTCTGCACGCAACCCGACCATCTGCGCCTCCGCAGCGTCCCGTTGCAACAGCAGATGGTCGACACGTCGAGCCAACGCCAGAATCAGCTCATCGGCCTTCGTCTGCAGATCACGCACACGTGACTCCCACACCTCGTCGCACGAGCCACACGTCTCGCCGGCATCCGCTTCACCGCTGTCAACAGCAGCCACGCTGCCAGAGCAACAACGGCAACCACCGCCAGATCCTCGGTCATCAGCATCTCCTTCCGTTCGGTGCGTCAGCCGTTCTCTGCGGACCGGAGTCCACGATCCGAACAGGCTGCTGCGCACATCGACAATCACATCACACGCCCGAACATGGTGCCCGAGGATCAGCACACGGATCTGTGCACCGTCAGGCAGATCGTCCGGTAACCCGATCACTGTCTGACTCACGACAGTTCCTTCCACACCCGGCACCAGTGCTTGCCGGGCTGGGACATGTGCCACGGTGAGAATCCGCACAGGAATGCCGGATCGTCATCTGCCCGGTCGAACAGCACCTTCGCCAACGCGAGATTCGCTGCAGGCTCGAGCAGATCGTCCGGGGTGAACCCGAGCCCGCTGATCCACCCGCCGTGCACCGACCATTGCAGCTGTGTGAGCCCGTAGCTGCCGTCACCGATCACGTCGGGCAGGCAGCGCGACTCGCGCCACATGATCCAGTCGAGCGTGGCGAGGATCGCCGGGTCGGCTGGCCAGCCGGCACCGACAGCGACGGTCCACCATTCCGGGCAGCGTGCCGTGCCGGGCACGAGCGTCGTCGTGGTCGTGGTGACGCGCACGACCTCAGCGGTTGTGGACACCGGCACCGCGGATGTGGACACAACAGTCGTCGTCGTGGTCGGCGGTCGGTACACGGTGTCGATCGGGATGATCGGGATCGGCTGCGCGTACTCGATGTCGTCACCGGGTGCGATGGCGAGCAGACCGGCTGCGATGGTGAGCGCAATCCCGGTGCGCATGATCATCCGTTTGCTCCGAGGAACTTGCCGACCCGCTCCCAGTGCTTCCGCAGGTAGTGCAGCACGAGCTGGAAGTCGTCGTCGCTGAACTTGGTGGTGTCGTATTCGTTGCCGTCGCAGTCGGTCCAGATCGTGCCGTCGGTCAGCGGGTTGCTGGTCCGCTTGTGGAACGCCACGCTGGAGCCGTCGACACCGAGCCTCCACACCAGCATGCGAGCGATGCTGGACGCTGGCTGCTTCTCCAGCCGTGATGGGTTCTTCGTGTTCATGGGCAGTGGTTCTCCTTCTTGTAGTTGGGGATCATGTTGTACATCGGTCCGACACCCGATGCAAGAGAATCTTGAGATTCTCTATCGGGCTCGGTCCTTGCGACGATCCTCACGATGCGCCACCCGACACTCATCACAGACCGGCACACCGAACCTGCGGTGCTGCTGATAGCCACGATCTGTGCCGTGCACGATCATCTCGTCAAAGTCCACGTCCTCGAGCGGGAGCAGCGGACCCGACCAGCGACACAGTTCAGCGATCGGCACCATCGGCAGACAACGCGAGCTCGAGCAGCTCCACGAACCGCTCACCATCCATCACACAGTAGAACCGGGCACCGTCAGTCACGCCACGAGGCTTCACAGCGACACACCCGAACCGGGCACCATCGTTGGCCATCTCCACGTCGAGCTCGCGCAGCCAGCCCGGCAAATCCAGTTTCGCACCTGACTTCACCTCGATCACCGAGTCAGGGACACCGGACACGTCGCCACGGTCCAGCACACCGTTCAACCGTCGACGCTCTGCCATCGGGAACCGGGTGCGGAGAAACTCGACGAATTGGTTTTCGGCGGTGCGACCCTTCGCTTTGATGCTCGCCGGCTTCACGACCGAGAACCGATCACCCGGTCGCACTCAGCGACGATCGCCTCCAACGACTCGCGGTGCAGAATGTCGAGATCGGCTTCACGCATCGCTTCCAATAGGTTCAGCACGACTCGACGCGTCTGCATCGGTGAGCTGTTCTTCACATACATGTGATCCACGGATCCTCCTCCTCTGGAACGGCAGCACGCTGCCGGGACGGTCGACTGTAGTTGGCATGAGAGCCGGCTGTGTCGCACGGTGTGCTACGCAACGGTGCGCTGGGTGCAGATAGGCGACATCGGACAGGAACAGCCTGTGACAGAGTAGACAGCGGACAGCAGCCATCAGCTCGGCTCCATCGTCGCAGCCAAATGCTTCGCCACCCAGCGCGCTACCGGAGCCACGACACCGTTACCACACATCTTGTACCGGACACTGTCACTGTTCGTCTTGCCGTCTGCCCGATGCAACGTGTGATCGTCTGGCCAACCCATCAATCGCTCACACTCGACTGGGGTGAGTCTGCGGACTGCGAGGTCTGGTTGGACGACTGCGGGTGGTGATGGGATGCCGACACCGGATCCGACACGGACGGTGGGTGACAGGTTGTCGAGTGGTGTGACGCTGTGACTGCCGCCTTCTGCGACGAACCCGATTGGTTGAGTAATGAGATCACCGTGATCTTTGTAGTCGCGAGCAGCAAGACATGCGCCGGTGTCGTCATCGGCCCATTCTCTTGAACTGACGCGCCGAAAAGTGCCTACGCCTGTGTCGTATCCACCGATCGAGTTGAGAGCGAAGCCAATGCCCGATGCAGCGTCTCCGGCAGAGTCTTGCCTCGCCTCGTGGCTCTCCGAAGGATTCCTTGCGCTGCTCGAGGCGACAGGAAATAGCGGGTCGGGACATCGCCCGGCGACTGCAGGATTGAAATTAGACGCGATGAACACACGTCTCCGTCGCTGGGGCACTCCGAACCATTGTGCATCCAACGTTGCCCATTCGATGACCACCGCCCCTGCCGCGGCCAGCTCGTCAACGACGCGTGCCATTGCAGATCCTCCGTCGGCGTTGAGGAGTCCTGCGACGTTCTCAGCGACAGCCCAAGTTGGATACCGTCCATTGGTTGCTTGCCTCATTTCTGTGATGATGCGTACCGCTTCAAAGAACAGGTGTGATCGTTGTCCATCGAGTCCGGCGCGTTTCCCGGCGACCGACAGATCCTGACATGGGAACCCATAGGTCACGACATCAACCGGTGGCAGCTCAAAACCTGACACGTCTGACACGTCGGACCAGCGAGGCACCTGTGGCCAACGGTGCGCCAGCGTCTGCTGACAGTGCGGATCCCACTCCACTTGGAACCGGCACTCGTAGCCTGCCGATTCGAAACCAAGATCAAAGCCTCCGACACCTGCGAACAGCGAACCAAACGTCAAACCGGTCACGATGCGCTGTCCAGATAGTCCAGCACGGCCTGCAGCTGGGTGCGCTCATCGTCAAGCGACACAGCCCACTCGTCAGTCGCCTTCAGCACATCCGGTCTGCGCACATACAACTCACCAAGAACGAACTGCAGCAGATCGTGTCCGAGGTCGTCGCTGCGCAGCATGGCCAGCAGCCGGTCATCGGGCAGATCAGCGATCGCTGCCCGCAAATCACCGAACGGATCCGTCACGACACACGCTCCGGATTCGCGAGCATCCATGCCTTCGCGTCGCGCAGCGTGAAGAACCACTCACCGAGCGTGTCGGTGAAGTGATCGTGTGCGCACACGTAGCGGACGTACCAGCCGTCACGGTCGGTGTGCCCGTCCACGCACACTTCCACGTCGGTGCAGTCGTGGCTGCAGCCGAGGAACTCGAACCGACCAGCGGTCATTGCGGGCCTCGCTTCACGGCTCATCTTCCCATGTAATGGGTTCATCTGGATGGAACAGATAGGCGTATGCGAGAGATTCGTTAGGCTCGCCGAACCAGCCCCGCATATCCTCGCTGAAGTAGGCATACAGATCGTCGGGGAAGGTGCTCATGGCTCGATGATTAGCGAGGGCGGTTCGTGCCCATTTCTGCGCCTCGTCCCTGCGGTCATTGCCATCAAACTTCGCTGAGTCAACGAAGAATGTTGCATCCTCCTCATAGCGGACGATTTCCACCGTGACTGTAGTGGTGCTCATTTGGCGACCACCGCAGGAGTATTCGGTCCGACGATCGTCATAGGCCAGAATCCGCCGTTGGCGGTGACCGCCCACACGAGCTTGCCCTTGTAGAACTTGGTCTGCGTGACGAGCGCGGGCTCGGTGAAGGTGACGTTGCCAAGGCTGATGACGATGTCTCCGTCGGTCAGTTCGGCAGCGGTGATCGTGGTGGTCTGGATGGCAGTGGTTGTGTTCATGACACTGTTCTACCTCCGCCGAACCACAGAGTCAAGAACTTTCTCAGATTATTTCTGTCGGGGGATGTGGGTGCCGATCGGCAGCAACTGGGAGGCTCAGCCCGCCAACCGGCACCCACAGCCACACAGATTAGTCAAGCCACACCAAATAGCCTGCCGTCACCCGACCCGCCTCAGGGTCAACGAAATGCAAACGCTGGGAAGGCTTCCCGGTCGCAGCCACAAACTCGGCCGCATACGCATTCTCCGACTCCGGGCTGCCGGTCACGTAGATCTGGCCACCGTTCGCCATCGTCAACGTCATCGGTGTGTGGAAGTGCCCGAGATACGCATCTTGGAATGACGGCACCACACCCGAACCCCACTGGTTGCATTTGCGGAGGATCCCGAATGCTGGAGTGTTCCCACCGAAGCTCTTGATCTCGTCACCGTGCACGAGCAGAGCCCGATAGGCACCGATCTCCACGATCTGGAACCAGTCCGCAGATGTAGTCCACGACACTCGAGGATCATCCGCATATCGCTGCCCAGCGATCTGATACGCGAACCTGTCCACGTTGTCGGAGCCGGGCACCTCGCCACGTCTCCCGAGCCGACCGTGGTTCCCGTACTCGCACGTCACCGAAACCGACTCGAACCCAGTCAACATCCGATCCACAAAGTCCTGCATCAGCTGCGCACACGTGAACAATTGCTCGAACAGATGCGCCTCGACCTCGAATGCCTGCCCGGGGAACACGGTGACGCCTTCCACCATGTCGCCACCGAACATGACATGCACGTCCTTCACCGGATGATCGGCACGCTGAATGTCGGTGAGATGCAACACCTTGTCTGCGAACCGCATGATGCGTTCACGACACAGATCAATGGAGTAGCCGGGTGTGTGTTTGCCGAGCTGCCAGTCCGTGGCATGAACCAACGCCACCTCGGCACCCTTCCGGCGAGGATCCTTCGGTGCCTTCGACGGCAGTTTCGTTGGTGACACCGCCATCGCTGCGTCACGTGCCGCCCGATACACCGCCTCCACAAGGTCATCGGTTTTCGACTGGGCGCGTCGTGTGGCCCGCTGCTGTCGTGCCAACGCTTGCCGTAGTTCGTCCACTTCGGACGACAGGTCGAACTCATCCACGGTTCTTCCTCCACTTCTGGATGGCGTCCGCTGACACCGGGAAACCCCAACGTGTCACGACACGGGCAATCGCCGCAGACGAATACGACACGTCATTCAACACCTCAGTCAACCGGGCGTGACGTTCCGGATCGGTCTCCGCTAACTCGTCCAACGCCATCTCAATCTTGGGGCGAGGGAACGACGGCGTGTTCTCGGCATCAAACTCATCGGTCGCCATGACGGTGACCTCCAATGGCAGTCAGGTTCAGTCGTGACGACCGAAACGGGAATCTGTCGGATCCAACCATGTGATGATCAACGGGAGGACAGCGGCAACACCGGCTGCGAGATAGGTGCGCACATCGGCCCAATCCACCGAGAACACGTCACCGCCGTCGACCAGAAACAGGGACAGGACGGTGGCGGCAAACACCTTCACCCACGACTTCACCATCTCGACGTTCATCGGTGCGCCTCATGATCGGTGATGTGGTCGTGCAACCGGTCATCAATCTTGTCGACCTTCCGGTCGATGCCTTTCAACAGTTGGAAGTTCGTGTTGTGGTCACGGTTGTTCTGTCGACGCATCCGTTCAATGAGGACGGCGAGGATGCCGCCCGGTGCGAGGATCGCCAACAGGACAGCCAACGTCTGATCGTTCACGACGCGACCGCCTGCACATCGACAAGGATGTCGCACCCGGCGAACGTGTACACGTTGATCGTGCCATCACCGTTGACCGGCACCCACGACGTGTTGCAAATCGTCTGTCGTGTCTCGTAGTTGACGTTGCTGACATCGGGCATCGGTCCGTCGCCCCACACAGTGACGAACCCGTCACCGCTGGCGTTCACGACTGTGACGTTGACGAACACCGCAGCATTCTTTCCGACCTGCACTCGACGTGTTTCACCGGCCTTGAACGGGCCACCCTGTTTCCGTGAGTCGTAGACGCGTGTGGGTGGGTTGATGATGCGCATGGTGAGATCCTCGGGGACAGGTTCAAACGTTCTGTTCTTGATCTGATTGTAGATGCCGTCACCGGGGCATCGGGTTGATGCAATGTCACGATGACCGATGACCGGTGTGTTCTGATCTGTCTGTTCACGCACCCACGCCACCAACCGTCGGATCGTGGCAACCATCGCCGGGTTGCATTCGTCCTGCCAGTCGACCAACGCGAGGATCACCCATGTGGTGTCGTTGTATCCGATGTTCGCTGCGGGCATGTAGTCGGTGCCTCGGATCTCCCACGACACACCTTGCTGGTCGACCGCCACCGAATATCCGAGGCTGTACCCGCGACGGTCCACATACGACTTCTGCATGTTGCGCAAATATTGGGCGGTGTCCGACATCGCCCGCCTGTCAGCCGTGTAATGCACCACGACCCGATCCACGTCCAACCAGCGCACCGCACGACTCTTCGTATGCTGCGCCACCGTGTACCCGGGAGCCTCCCAGTCGGCCCGTGAACGATCAAACATCACGACGGGCCGATGTCCTCAACCAAAAGAAAAGCAGGGTTATCAGCGGCGCGAAAAAGGTTGATCGTTCCGGTGTTCGATATAGCGGTGCCAACAATGACTGTTGAGCCAGCAGTCAAAGTGTTCACAGCGACCGCGATGCAAGTGTTAGCGACCTGTGTCGCACCGCTGTTCTGCACCTGCGCTTGGCGATACATCGTGCCTGACGCGTTCGTCAGACGAATACGCATAAATGTGTAGTTGCCAGCACCTGCAGGCGTTTGCAAAGCAGGTTCGTAGTAGGTAATCCGATACAACCGACCCGCGACCGCAGTAAAACTCGCGGTTGTCAACTGAATGTCCTCAGTAGTGTCCGCCGTTCCATTCGTGGTTGAAGAAACACGCACAATCTCGCCACCGGGTAGCGCGTTCATCTCCGCAGCCGTGAGGACGGCGCCCGCTGTGAAACTTCCGGGTGCAGCCATCATTCACCGTCCTGTTCAACACCCAACACCGACACCACCGGATCACACATCACATCACCCATTGTTGTACCCATACACCCTGATCGTGCCACCCGTCATCGTGCCCGTGCTCAACGTCAAAGTGAAATCGGTGTACGCAGTCGCGACGGAATGAAAACCGGAATACAAAGTTGATACTGAGCCTACAAGCCCGCGCGTGTCGTTGAAGTCGCCACGAATCGTTGTTACTTTCGCCACCGCCGGGCCGATCAACTCACATGTCACAGACAACACATCAGTATTGATACGTCCCATGTACCAATACGCAGCATTGTCTTGACCGTTTGTGGCGCGATCAACCCCATCGTAACGCGCATCTTGAAAACCATTGTAATAGCCGGTGCTTGACGCCCCGAGGGTCATGCGCACTTCAGCGGTTGTTGAGCCTGCCCCACCGAAAACGATGATCTTGTACGCGTCATAGGTAGACGAGAACGCACCATTTACCGTCACCGACGACACACCCGACCCGATGGTCACCGCACCGTTCGTGCCCACAGTGCCGTTCGTCGCACTCGTCGGTTTCACCAACACCAACCCGGCGTGAGCCTGCATCGCCTCCACCGCATCATTGATGTTCGCGTGCTGGGCAGCGTGCGACGGTGAGTCGAGTGTGTCACCGCTCGTCGGGTTCGTGAACGTGTCCCGTGAACCGGGCCAATTAGTCGCCATGAGTCCTCATCCTAGTTTGTTGCTGTCCAACACACCATATGTGCCATCGTCCAAGATCATCAACGGACCGTTCGTGTTGACCGGACCGGGTGCCAAATACAGTGACACATCCCACGACTGTGGCGTCACCCTGTGCGAGATGCCTTGCACCCGCACAGCCCGCCACAACGCCGAACCCACACCCGTCGGAGTCAACGACACGGTCACGTCGTCTGACAGGTCGAGTGCTGCGACGACCGGCACGATCCCTGCCGGGTCACGACGCACGTTCACATCCAACCGGGTGACACGTGTCCGAGGATCCTTCGCACGCGCCAACAACGTGTCACCGATTGACTGGGCCACCGTCGCGTCGTCCACCAACCGGGCATCAATGGTTTGCGACGCTTGACCGTACGCAGCCACCGACCCTGCATCGGTTGATGTGGTGGACCCGTTCGCATAGGTCACGATCACGTTGTTCCGGATCGCGTCCACCGTGTGCGCATCCACCGTCACATTCGCAAACGGCAAATCCGTCCCCGCATCATCAAACAAACCGACGACCTGCACCGCCTCCGCTGTCGTCCGTGAACGGAACTCCACATCCCCTTCACGGTTCACAAACAACGAACCCTGTTCGGCGTTGTCGACCTGCGTGGTGTAATCCTTCGCCACAGCATCAACAACCCGATATCCGCCAACCGGCTGCACACCTGTCTCGATGTCACGCAACGCTGTCGGCCATGACGCATCATCCAACAACCGTTCCAATCGGACAGATGACAACTCGCCAGCGAACGGCGCGACACCAGTGAAATACAAAGCGTCAAGATCCGGGGTGCCCGAGAACCACGCCACATGACTCACCGGGGAACCAGACAACGAGAACGCTCCACCGACAGCGACAAGCGCACCAGAACCATCGATGGTTTCAGCCCACACACTGCGACCATCGATCGACAAATCAAACACCTTGTACGCCTTCGACGCGTCAACAGTTAGCACAACGAAATGCGGTCCCGGTGAAATGTTCAATGATCGGGACTCCTCGTAATCCCACGCGTTTGCGCCGATCTCAATGTGAACCCGCATATCAGATGCAGCGTTGCCGCTTCTCAACGTCATATTCACGAATCGCACCGCAGCCTGACGGTACGCAAGGAACACCTCGTCTTGAAGATCAACCCAAAAACATGTGACCCGTGGCATGGAAGAGAAGAAACCGGTGGTCAACAGTGTCGAGATGCTGAACCCGCCGTCCAACATCGTGGTGAATGTCACCGGATACAAACTGTCGAACGCACTATTTGACCCGGTCCATGATTCTGTTTGATTCGTGAACGTGGCCGGGATCACCAGCGGTGTCGCTGTCGGACCAGATGTTTCCTGTAACGGGTAATACAACGTCGGTGACTGGGCTACCACATCGGTCTGATACGACGACGGCGCAATCGAACGTTGCAGGATTGTGTTGCCCAGCAGTCGATTCGCGTCAATCGCTGCCACGGACGCGACCGCGTCCGTGTTCGACTGGTTGTAGATGGTGGGCCAGCCTTGCACAAACCCGTAAAACATGGTGTACGTCACGCCCGAGTAGGTGGCTTGCACCCGGACCGGCACCATCGGATTCAACTGTCCGAAATACGGACCCGACGTGTACTCCGGGTCGAACCGTCGGTCACGGTTGTCAAGCGCAATAGAGACAGTGCCGGGACCGTAGGTGGTGAACTCGGAGTTGCGCCCACGGTTGATGTCAAACCCGCGCACATACGGTGTGACCGATTCCCACGACGGGTCATCATCCAACGGTTCATACCCGAACGCCATCTCCACCGCAAACGAGACACCATCGAACTGGGTCGGCAACCCTTGATAGGTGAGCGACGACTGGTCATAGGTGACCGTTGACTGGTCGTATGTGGTGGTCACGATCCCACCAGCGACGCAGACAGACGGGCACCGCCAGCTGCCGCATACTCGTTCAACACCTGCACGATCTGACGACCCACCTGCACACCGTCAGCACCCACACCGGCATTCACCGTCACATTCACGTTCGTGCCGAGGTTCCCCGCTTTGTCAAGCGGGACGATCAGCTCCGGTCCAGCTTCACCCACAAGTCCGAGCGTCGGACCTTTCACCAGCCCACCATCAGCGAACGGAATGATGCGATCCAGCACGCCACCGATCTGCCCGATCGGATTCAGCCGTTCAGCGAACCCTCCCAACCTGCCTAAACCGCCAGCACCCTCACCAGTGAACCCGCCAATGAAATCGCTCGCAGCCTCCTTCCCGAGCTGCTTGAACAGTCCACCGACAGCATCCACCAACGCGTCATAGATACCCTTCAATGCGCGCAGTATCCCGGGCACAAACTCGGTCGCGAACGCTGTCCCGAACTTTTCCACAGCAGACTGCGCAGCCGACTTCGTAGCCTCACCTGTCTCCTCGCTCTCCAACCACGTCCACAACCAGTCAGCGAGCTGCGAAGCCTTCTCCTCGAGCAGCGGACCGGCATCGTTCGCGAACCAGTCACCGAGCGACGACAGCCATTTGCCTGCTGCAGCGATCGCATCCGTCGCATCCGTCGCAATCCACTCCACAAGTGCGCCAGCAAGCTCAGACGCTTTGTCTGCCAGCCACGGGTACGCAGAGTCCGTCACCCAACGACCGACAGCTCTCACCCATTCCCACAATTTGCTCAACGCTGGACCGACCTGCGGGCTGATCCAATCAATCAACGCCTGCCCGAGCTCCTTCGCTTTCTCGACGAGGAACGGCAACCCCGTGTCCAGAAACCATCTGCCCACGTCACCAGCCCAGTCACCGAGCTGATCCAACGCCGGCTTCACCCTCGGCGCGATCCAGTCAATCAACGCCTGCCCGAGCTCGCCAGCCTTCTCCAACAGGAACGGCAACCCGACCTTCAGGAACCATTCGCCAGCTGTCTCAGCAAACGACACGAGAGCACCCAACACCTGCGGAGTTGCCTCAGCGATCTTGTCACCGACAAACCGGAGAACACCACCGAGCCCGTCCTCCTCAAACACGTCGACCAGCGTCTCGATCGCTGGCACCACAGTGTCCAACACGAACCCGGTCAGCCGTTCAAATGCTGGCAGCAGAGCCATACCGATCCGCTCAGTGATCTGAGAGAACGCCACACGGATGATGTCTGACGCGTTCGCAGTCGCCTCCGCAGTCCCACCGACCTGTTTCTCGATCGCAGACAGAATCAGATCCTGCGCCTCAAGTGACTTGCCGGATTCGACCAGTGTCTCAATCAGCTCCTTCTCCTGTTCGGTGAACGTCACACCAGAACGCGCCAGAGCCGAGATCCCCTTGATCGGGTCGTTGAGAGCCTTGCCGAGCTGCTTTGACGCGTCGGTCACACCACCGAACCCGGCAGCAGATAGATCGATCGCAGCCTGCGTCGCACGATCAAACACGCCACCGGTCACGTCGGCAGTCTCAGCGACCTCACCGAACGTGAGCAGAAGAGCTTGCGCCTCTTTGATCGTGTTCTGGTTCACACCAGTCAACCGGGCAGTCTCCTCCGCCAACCCGATCAGCCGATCCGACACCTTCCCAACTTTCGTGCCGAACAGATCCATTGATTCAGCGATCTGCTCGATCCGAGCGTTTGAAGTACCTGCAGCCTCAGCAGCGTCAAACGCTGCCTTCGCGAACACGACACCGGCAGCTGCACCTGCAGCCGTGAACGCTGCACCCAACTTCGCGAGATTCTTGACACCGCCGGAGACGAACGAACCGATCTTGCTGTCAGCCTTGTCCATGCCGGACACGAAATCTTTCGTGTCAGCATTGACGAGAACGTTGATTACAGAGCGTCCAGCCATCTCAATCCAACCCGTACTTCTTGATCAGCGCGTCCAGCTGCCGATCGTAGTGGGTCAGCACCTCGTACCTGCGTTGATCCAACGCGTCATACAGGAACAGGTTCGGTTCAATGTTGCGGGCAGCCCAACCGAAATGGATCGGACCCGCATATGGCACACGCTTGAACCCGGCACGCACACGACCCGACTTCTGAGCACCTGCAGCTCGAATCGAGTCACGCAACTTTCCGCTGACGACCGGCACAAGTCCGAGCGCACGATCCCTGACGATTTGCGCAGCCTGTTGGTTCATCACTTTCAGCTCGCCACGAGCAGCCTGCTGATCCATGTCGTCAAGGATCCCTCGGATCCTTTTCCGGACCTGCTTGTGCCCGTCAATGCGAACCGCTTTCGCCATTACCGTCGACCCGCCTTCTGCATCGCCTTCTCACGTGCCTTGTCCATGTCTTTCAACGCTTCGACAATGGCAGACAGCATGAACTGATCTTCCCACAAATGTTGCGGTGCGATCCCTGTGCGAGCAGCGACAACAGCAATCGTGTAGGTCAGACTGTCCCGTCTAAAGGGACGCTCTTCTCCTCCACGATCTGAACGTCAACGACCTCGTCCAGCCACGAGTCGAACGGCTTCACGCTGTGCCCGGCTGCGTGAACCGCTTTCCACGCCAACCAGTACATGTGCTCGACACGCTGTTCCTGCTGGAACGCTTTGCCGACACCAATCTTGAAGTGCCGTTCAAACTCGACCTGCACCTTCGGTGTGACGGTGAACTCTCCGAGCTCGCCAGCGGTCGTGACGACAGCCAACTTCAACCCCATCATGGCAGTACCTCCAATTGTGTGCGATCAGCGATCAGCTGGTCGACGTGGTGACTTCACCCGACACTGGCCACGTGATCGACGCAGTCGCGAGATCACCGACAGCACCGTCGAGCAGTGGCCAGTCATTCACGAGGACCGTCATTGACCACAGCGGGTTCGTCGTCGTCGTCGTACCTGCCACAGGCTTGATCGACACGGTGGTCGTCTCGCCAGCCAGCGGAGCGATCGTCGCGTTCACCTCACCGGCAGCGAAGTCCTCGTGGAACTCGAGCGACACCGAGTGGTCACCGAGCCCACCGACCCGGGTGACAGCGGTCGAACCGAACGCCGTTGTGGCGACATCCGCGTAGGACAGGGACAGCGTGACGGACGCAATGTGATCAGATAGGTCAATTCCACCCACTGTGATCACCGGATTCGTCAAGACCACTTTGCTCATTCTGATACCTCGTCCTCGAGCTCAACTTCCGCAACCGGATCGGTCCGCTTGCCTGACTTCACCCGGGCAATGTGCCCGGCTGCTTCCAAGTGTGTCACATCGCCACCGACCAGATCGTCATCTGACACGATCGAGCCGGGAGCGAAACCGCACACCGTCCTGTGGGAGATTATCCGAAACGTCGCCATGTCTGCTCCTATGCGTGAATCGTGACAGCGAAATCGACTGCCAGATAATACTGGTCACCTTGCGATACCATCCGGACGTTGTCGGCACGCTCCACGATCAACGTCTGGACGACACCGCCGAGCGTCCGGTCACCCTCGATCGCTGCACGCACACTTTTCGCACCACCGAAACTCATGTACTCGAACAGCTGCCGTTGTGAGCTGCGATCCGACTGGCGACCAACCACCACCGTCGCAGTCCAATTGTGGACAGCGTTCCCACCGGAAAACGCATTCCAATACGCCACCGTGTCGGGGATCACAAACGCACACGGTGTCGCCCACGAATCGGGCACGTGGTCAAACACTCGGAGCCCGCTGATCGTCTTGAGTCGAGTCTCCAGACCGTCAGCCTGCTGCTGCAGTGTTGCTGCCATCAGCCGACCAGCACCGGGTCGCGACGGTACGGTGCGAGCAGAGCTGCAGCGACCGGGTGAATCGCTTGACGCAACCGCATGATCCCGATGTCTCCGAACCCTGCGATGCCGAGCGGAGCGTCCACACTCTTGAAGATCGAAATCGCTTGGATCTGTGCAGCCTGTTCAACCGGATGTGGCAGATAGTCCGTCGTCGGATCATCGGTGCGCCATCCCCACTTCGCTGTCACCTCAATCACAGCCTGCCCGTACTCGAGTGGCCACTCGCGTGCGTCAATCGCACGGATCTTGGTGTATGGCCAATTCTGGCCACCGAGCTTCCCGTTCAACGGCTCGAGCTGGTAGTCGGATGCCGACCACGTCGTCTCAAACACGCCGTCACCATCCTCATCGGTTTTGATGACCAGCCCGCTGGTACTGGAAATGTCGTCAACCTCTAGCAGCCACGGTGTAAGAGCGGTGAACACCCGTGCGGTCGCGGTCGTCTGCGCAACGAAATGCCTGTCACAGTACGCCTGCACCGTCTGCGTCGCTGCGTCAGCTGCGAGCGTCAACCGGTTGTCATCCACGGAATCGGATATGCCGAGGATCTCTTTCAGATCGTCTTCGGTGACAAGTCTGTCGGTGAGATGTGCCATGCCGTTCCCTCGCTGTGCTTCCCGCAGAGCCTACAACGTCGAATAGTTCAGCAGATGCCTGCCAGAGCCATCCGGATCCCTTCACACACATCAATCTCGGGTTGCCAGAACCGGTTCATCACCGTCGGATCACCAACCCGGTGATGACAGCCAACCGGCATGCCACCGTGATGCCGGATCTCCCCTACATAGTCCATCTCCAGCATCGCCAGATGTGCGAGCTGGTTAAAGTCGGTCCCGATCCCGGTGCACAGATTCACCGGTTCCCGATAGTCGTGCTCAACGACCGACAGCACCGCGCTCACCACGTCACGGATGTGAATGAAGTCCCGCACCTGTGTGCCGTCTCCCCACACCTCAAACGGATCTTTCCGTTGGGCTGCTCGACGAATGAAACTCGGGAACGGGTAGTCCAAATCTTGGTCGGTGCCGTACCCGGAGAACGGTCTGAACACGTAGGTGGCGACACCGGCAGCTCGAGCGTGCTGCGCCAGATACTCACCCGTGAGTTTCGCCCACCCATATGTCATGTCGGGTTCACCGATCTCCCGCAGATCGATGTGATCCTCGCGCAACAGTCGCCAGTCGTCGCGCTGCTGCAACCGGATCGGGTAGGCAGCGGATGACGAGAAGTAGACGAGCCGTTCCTGTCCGGTGGCGACGCACCAGTTGAACATGTCAGCGTCAATTGCGAGATCGGTGGCGACCTGCAACGGTGATCGCTCAATGGTGAGTCGACCGCCGACGATCGCAGCCAGATGGATCACGAGATCGAACCGGTCGGTGTGCCATTTGCACCAGTCTCGGAAGTCCGGTCCGGACTTGATGTCGACGATCGTGATGTCGGCACCGCGCAGCTGCCGTTGGAACTCGCGTCCGACGAACCCGTCGCCACCGGTCAACAGCACCTTCACGAGATCGCCTTGCTGATCTTCCGCGCGTCACCCGCGAGCCGTTCCTGCACATACAGATCGAACAGCTGCCGATCGTGCTCGTAGACGTGAGCAGCGTTCGTCGTCTTGTACGTGTCGTCCCAGTCGGCCTTCTTCGCGATCGGATGCATGTGCTCGATGATCACACCGTGGTGGTAGCGCAGCGTCCCGAGCTCCTCCCCGAGCTCCTTCCAGAAGTTGTCCAGATACATGTGGAGCAGCTCGGGTGGTGCCATCCATCCCAATGTGCGCACGATCCGTGCGTCGAGGAATACCTGTGTGGGGAGACGGTGCATCTGCAGCAGATCGTTGCCGTACACGATGCCACCCGGTGTCGAGCGCAACGTCTCCAACAGGAACCCGTCCCAGCCGTCGGTGCGAGGACGATGATCGTCACCCATGAACCCGAGGAACGGTGCCCGATCCCGGAAATAGAACGCTGCACTGTTCAGAGCCTTGTTCATGGTGCCGACGTTGTCGTTGACGAACAGGGACACACCGTCACGTTCTGCGAGCTCGTGGTGCAGCTCGAGCGTCGGATCGTCGCTGTCAACGACGAACACGAGCCGTGTGCTGCCGACGCATGTGTCGTCGAACATGTCTGCGAGCTCGAAACATGCTTGCGGTCTGCCTCGAGTCGGCACCAACACGATCAACTCATCCATCGATCGGCTCCAGTCGGTCAGCGACCCGTTCGTCAAGCCACAGATGCTTCAAATGCGTCGTCTTCACACCCGAGTCGATGTGCACCGGGATGCCGAGCGCGTTGGCACGCATACAGAACGACAGATCCTCCGAGATCCACGCACCCGATGTCTGATTCCGAACCGGGGAATACCAGCTCGGACCGTACTCTTCCGCTATCTGCTGGAATACCGATTTGTGGATCAGCACGAACGCCGAGCCGGTCCCGGCACATTGGAACAGCTGATCCCGAGGGTAGTCACGCACCACCGTGTACCCGGACACCTCGGTGCCATCCGGTGCGGTGCTCTTCATCCAGTCGAACACGGTCGGTGCCGGCTGCACCAGCATCCCGCCGACACCGTCCGGTCCGACCTCGCGCATCATCCAACACAGCCCGCCAACGATCGGTGCCGTCTCCCGATCAGCCGATCCCATCAGCCGATCAACAGCGTTCGCTTCGAATCCCATGTCGGTGTCAATCCACATGAGCCAGTCGACGTGCGCCATCTTCAAGAACTGTTGCACCGTGTCGTTGCGGGCAGCGACGATCCCGCCAGTCCCATATTTGGTGGCGAGCCACCCGCCACCGATCACCCGCTGCTTGTTCGCCACGTCATACGAGATCAACGCCATCAAAGACTGATGCCACGAATGTGCCACTTCCATGCCGTGCACGTATGCGATCGCAACCTTGTCCGGTTTGCGTTGTGGCATCGGCTTCGCTTTCCGAGAACCACCCATCAGTCCACGTTCTTCTTCTGTCGACCCGGACCGCGACGCACCTCACCGGGTACAGCTGTCGCCTGCTCCACCGACCGTCGACCGACCTGCGGTGAGTCGTCCAGAGCACGGAACAGATCCGGTCGGTGCAACACCATCGGATCGTTCGCCTGCCAGACGACACCTTCGGTCAGCCGGACACGCTGACCATCGGGTCCAGCGGTCACACACGTCAACGTGGCCACAACATGCTGTGCCATCGTCTTCACCTCCGTTGGCAGTGTGAGAGCAGTGTCGGGTCCGCTGCCACTGCCCTAACAGCGGACCCGACGAATTCCTGACGGCAGAATAGCAGCAAACGCGACAGAGCCCGGTGGATCACTCCACCGGGCTCGATCGCAGACTTGCGTCAGATCACTGGTTCTGCAGGAGACGGAACCCGAGATCGTTGACCGAGTCGTACCCGTGGCGAGCGTAGGCGAACCAGCCACGCTGACCCGACGGCAGGTTGTTGCCCGTCGCGAACAGGTGCGGGATCAGCTCGACGCTCATGCCGGCACGCTGCGCCACGAGGAAGTTGCTGAAGTCACCGACCACGAGGATGTTCGCAGCACCGGTCGTCCCGGTGAACTCCGGAGCGTAGTCGGTGGTCCGGATCGGACGACCGAACAGGGTGCCGATCCCGCCAGCAGCGAGATCCACCGTGTAGTACGCCGAGTCGGCACCAGCGGAGAACGCACGAATCTCGTTCTCCACGTCGGTGTTCATGATCCACGTCGCGCTCGAGCGGTACCGCTCCGGCAGGCTCTTCCACACCTTGAGCAGATCGGCTCCGGTGAACGTGCCATCGGTGGTCACCACGACCTCGACGTTCGTGTTCGCGTCGAGAGCGGTGAAGATACCGGTGGGCTGGCTGGAGCCGGTGCCGTTGATGGTGCCGTTGGCCACGAGATCGATGTAGCCAGCGTCGAGCAGTCGACGCATCTCAGCAGCGAACGCAGGGTAGTCCTGCCCGACCTCGATCGAGTAGGGGATGAACCCGCGAGCGGTGTACACCGGGACCGACGGCTGCGCGAGGGTCGGAGCGTCATCGCTGACCTCGGTGCCCTCACCGTCGTAGCTCCAGCTGACACCAGCCGAGGAAACACCCTTCCACTCGTCGGTGGTGATGGTGACGACCCGAGCCAGATCCAGCACCGGAGCAGCACCCGCACCCGACGTGAGGATGATCGACGGGTCGATCAGCACCGGGATGCCGAAACCGCCAGCGGTGTCGGTGCCCTCGCTCATGGCGCGGTACTCGTTGAGCGCACGAGCCTCTTCGGCGGTGAACGCCGGAGCGGACTGGGTGACACCCTTCATGAACGCGCTGCGGTACGCCTCGGACTCGGTGAGCACCATGCGCTTCGCGATGACACCACCGTCGGTGAGAGCGTTGCGGGTGCGGAGCAGAGCCTCCACGTGGTCACCGTTGCGGGCAGCGAGATGCTTGCCGTCACGATCGAGGATCGCGAGCGCAGCGTCGCGCAGCTCCTGACGACCGGCGCGAGCCACGTCGATGTCGGTGGCGGTGCGCTTCATCACCTGCGGAGCGTCAACGCCGGACGCACGCTCGACGACAGCCTCACGAGCTGCAGCGACGCGAGCCTCGCGAGCCTCGAGCTGGTCGAACTCGGCCTTGCGGGCCTCGTGCTCGGTGAGAGCAGCGTCGAGCTCGAGGTTCTCGTCCTCGGTGATGTCGACCTTGTCGGACAGCTCGACGATGCGGGAGCGCAGCTCCTCGAGCTGCTTGCGGATCTCTTCCTTCTTCATGTCATTCTCCGATTCCTGCGAGCCACATTCGTGCTCGCCTCTGTGATCTGCTGGGGAGTGACAGGTGGCGTGCTGCCGGGCTGTCGTCGCTCTCAGAGTGGATCGGGTCCGGGTCCGAGAGAAGTTCTGTTTCGGTGAGCGACTCAACGTCGGTACCTGCCGCGAGTATACGCGCAATTTCTGTCCGAACTTCTGCATCCTGCAGAGCGCACAGAGCTGCACGACTTCGCACACCGACGCTGGTCTGTTCGTAGGCAGGAAACACGACAGGACCGACCTCGAACAGCTCAACTTCGGAGATGGTGCGTTCTTCCATGCCGTCGTTGCCTCGACCCCACGTCTCATTGACGATGCGGAACCGGAAACTCATGCCGGTGATGCCACCGTCACGGATCGCGTCACGGACCGGTTGCACCAGCCAGTTGTCCGACAGACGTGCCTTGACGCGCAGCCCGTGATCGTCCTCGGTGAGTGACGTGATCCTGCCGAGCGGGATGCTGCCGATCAGCGGGTGGGTGCCGTGGTCGAATTGCAGCACCGGCATGCGGATGCCGAGGGTGCGTCGGAACGCTCCGGGCGCGATCCGTTCCCGGTAGGTGCCGAACATGTCCTCAATGTCGGTCCACTGGTTGAACACTGCGCCATACCCGTCGAGCGTCAGTCCGTCACTGTTCTGCTCGACAGCAAAGTCGAGCTGCCGAACCACGTTGTCCTTGTCACGGACGATCGTTGCCGTCATCGCTGCACCTCGTTCTGCCTTGATCTGTTCTGCTTTGCGTTCGAACCAGCTGCGGGCAGGATCGGGATCGAGCGGGTTGATTCCCCAAAGATAATGTGCGACGGCACCGGCACCGGGCCAATCGTCGTTATCGGCATCACTGTTCTGAGCAGCGTCAAGGTCGACAGCGTGACGAGCTGCCCACGCGTTCGCTCGGATCACTTTGTCCTCTGTGATGTCGCCTGCTGCCATCGCTCGAGCCTCACGGATCGTTGAGTCTGCGAGCCCGTCGCCACCGAACCCGTCGTTGCGCAGCTCGAGTCCACGTGCTGCTGCGTCCCGAATGTAGACAGGCATCTCAAGATCGACCTGTCGTGCTTCGCTGCGATCAGCGGATGCTGCCTGCCAGCGATCGCAGTAGTAGTCGCCTCGGACGTGCTCTTCCCACAGCTCGCAGAATGCCAGCCGGTTCTCGTCGAGGATGTCCTCGTTGTAGAACACACAGTTACCGCACGCTCGTCCCTCAGGAACGTCATCGTCGAGAGCGGGACGGTATGCGTCAGGCAAATCACGAACCGCGCGCTCTCCGCCGACCGGGATGCCTTCCTCGAGGGACAGCGCAACCATCTGATCGATCGCGTCCTGTTTCGTGGCGTGGCATCCCATCACTTCACCGTCCTGTTTCACGGTTGCCCAGCCGGAGCAGTCCGGGTTGTCATCCTCGATGAAGTACGGCATCAGACCGACACCTCTGCGACAGGCTGCAGCTGCACCGACAGATTCCCGGTGTGACGTAGCAGAGACATGTCACCAGTCGTCACAGCATCCACCACCGATGTCGGATCGAACCCGCCGTCCACGAGCTGACGCATCGTGGTCGCATCCTTCGCCCGAATGTCAGCCGAGTCCAACACGTCCTCCTGCAGGAACGGCACATCAGAGTCGTCGTACCACAGTCGAGCAGTCGAGTCCGGTGACATGAGCAGCTGTCCGAGCGCACCGGCTGCAGCCCGCCACAACGGTCGGATCGTGCCGTCAGCGAACCTGCGTCGGGCAGCGTTGTAGTTCCCTGCGTTCAGAGCCGAACCCTGCAAGCCTTCCGAAATGCCGAGGAACGATGCTGGGACACCGGCTGCTGCAGCGATCCGAGTCTCCCCGGCACCCTGCACCGCTTTGAGATTCAGCTGATCGAAGTTCGCGCCGACAACTTTCACGTCGGCACCGCCACCGAGATACAAAGTTTTGAATGCCCGATCCACACCACGGTGCCCGGCTTCCATCCGCTGCTTGAACGTCTCGAACGCTTCCTTCGTCACCGATGGATCAAACGACACGACAAGATTCGGTGTCGCAGCGTTCCGCATGAACGAATGCTTGTAGGTGGACAGCTCGTCGTCGGCGGTCACGTCGGACAGCACGGTGGTGAGCCATGTGCGACCTCGAAACGCGTGCTTCGGATCGGGCAGAGGCTTGAAATGGCACACCTCGTCCGGAGTGAACATCGTGAGCTCTTCACCGAGCTCGTCGATCACCGCGTACCCGATCAGCTCGGACCCGTACCGTCGACCGGTGTCCTCTGCGTTCACGCTGCCCGTCAGAATGTGGACACGGTCCGGATCGAGCCGGACCAGTTCCTGCCCGGTGCGAGTGTCCCGCCGAACCCAGTAGCTGTTGCCGTACAGATCTGCGTCGACCAGCATGCGGGACAGCAGATCGCCCGTTGTCGCGTTCGTCCACGGACGCTCGAGCAGTGCGAGCGACGCGTCACCAAACATGCGTCCCGGTCTGCCACCGCTGAACGGTTGCCACAGGAACCGAACCTCGGAGAACACGAGCATGCGAGCGTGGATCGCTGCAGCGACGATCGGGTTCCGCTGGCCTTGCAGAGCGGTGAGCTCCTCGACCGACGCGGTCGGAGCGATGTAACGGTGACCTGCGAATGCGAACTCGTCGAACAGTCTCAGATAGTCGTTCCAAGACAGTCCCGAGTTCCGCACCTCGCTACTGAACAGATTCGCCAATGCCATCGCCACGCTCCAGAGCAACACCGAACAGCACCGCACTAACTCCAGCCACGATGAAACCTGCAGCCACGTTCGCTAGTCCAGCACCTATGGATGCCGAGACTATCCCACATACCTGCAAAGTAACCGCAACCACCGACCGCAGCCGGCTCAGTCGAACATTGCCCATAGCTCACTCACTCCTTCCGACACTGGCGGTCGGCTCGCACGATCCAACGCCATGACGAGCCCGATCGCTGCGTCAATCTTTCGTTTCGCTTTCCCTTTGGACAGTCGCCAACCCTCGTTCGTTTGCCGTGGCGCGGCAGACAACACTTGATCGGAGAACACTGGCGACCCGGCGTGCACAAGGTTCCCTGCACAGATGATCTCGTAGGCACGCTGGCAGGCTGGCACCATGCGTTGCGAGGACTGCGGGAACTCGACCATCGGCAACCCTTCGTCAGCCAACGCCTGCGCCGACCGCTCGAAGAACGCCGGGTCGTAACACATCTCGACACAGTCGAACCGTTGGTGCAGCTCACGGATGTGGTTCTCGACCGCTGCGACATCGATCATGTTGCCGTCGGGGAGCCAGATCTTTGCGTCAGCGACGAACTTGCCTTCCTCGTCTTTCTGGACAGCGACCACAGCGATCGAGTCGTGCTTCAACGCCATGTCGATCCCGACCCATGTCGGTTCGTGAGGGATCAGCTCGACAGCCGGGTCTGCACACGAATCCCACGCGCCGACCGGGAGCCACGACTCGGTTGTGCGAGTCCACTGGTTCAACCGGTACCTGCGGAACGCCAACTCTTGTGTCTGGCGGGCTGCGACCTCGAGATCCTCACGGTCCAACAATCCTTCGGACAGGTTCGGGTTCGCAGCCTGCCAGCCAGCCGGATCATCCACCGTCACATCGTCGTCCGCTGCCCACCAGTAGAACCCGAACGTCGGATCGTCATGCTCACCGGACGCTACCCGCTGCCCATACTGGAACAGCTCGCCACACAACGAATCCAGATCGTGGCCAGCAGTCGTGATACCGACCACGAGCGGATCAACCCGGGCACCCGAGCCGAGCGTCAACGCATCCCACAGATCATGGTTCGGTTGCACATGCACCTCGTCGAAAATGACGAGCGACGGGTTCAAGCCTTGCTGCAGTCGTGCGTCAGCGGACAACACACGGAACACAGACCCGGTCGGCAAATACTCGATCGCATCCCGATACACACGGCACAGCTCGAGCAGCTCCGGAGCGTTCTGCACCTGCCACTTCGCCTCACCGAACACGATGCGAGCCTGCTGCCGGTCACCCGCAGCAGCATAAATCTCTGCCTGCTCCAACGACTCCGTCAAATGGTACAACGCCAACGCAGAACCGAGCAGCGACTTCCCGTTCTTCCGGGCCAAACCGATCAACGCACGCCGATACCTGCGTCGACCATCCGCACGACGCTCCAACAACGCGTCCAACAGCCACCGCTGCCAGTCAGTGAACGTCAACGGTGCACCAGCGTTCGGACCCTTCGCCACATGCAGCAGCGACTCCGCATAGTCAGCGACGAACCCGCCATCGGTCACATCGGTGACAGGCTCGGTCGCCCACTTCGGGAGCCACAGATCAGCTCGCACCTTCACGTCGCTCACGGCGGGCACGCACCTCCTCCAACGCTGAACGCACCTTCACCTCTGCGACACCGAGCCGGGCACGATCAACCGGGCTGAACCCGAGCATCGACAGGTTGTCTGCGATCTCCTTGTCGAGCGCACGCAGCCCGGCACGATCCCGCCAATCCCCTTCACGCAACACCTGCACACGCAACATCTGACGCTCATCCAGCTGCTCACACACCAACAGCAGCAGCTCTGCGTCAGTCTCAGCGATCCACGCCCGACCCGACTGCCACGCACGCTCCCACAAGGTGCGACCCGCAGACGACAGCGGACGCGGAGGATCCGGGATCCCGATCGCAGCCGGCAACAACTCAACCACCGACACCTCCGGCAACGGTCGCCTCCCCGGATTACCGGTGCGACGCTTCTGCTCAGTCGGTTTCGGTTTCCTACCAGTCGTCGCCATCACTGCTCCTTACAGAAATCATGTTCGTTGCCGGTCGACTCGGCAACCGGCAACCTGCCAGTCAGATCCTGCCACCTCCGACAGATCACATCCACAAACTTCGGATCCAACTCCATCAGACGAGCCTTCCGACCCTCGAGCTCGGCAGCGACCAGCGTCGTCCCCGAACCACCGAACGGATCAAACACAACATTGCCACGCTGCGAACTGTTCCGAACATGACGCTGCACCAGCCCGACCGGCTTCATCGTCGGATGCAAATCAGACACAGCCGGCTTCGCATACTGCTGCACCGTCGTCTCCAACACCTTCACCGCCAGATCCGAGCCAGACACCACGAACACGTGACCGCCAGCAGTGATCTTCAACCCGTCATCCGTCCACACCGCATCCACCGTCGGCTCATCAGCGATCGTCGTCTGCTTCCGTCGACCGAACCAATAATGCTTCGCACCCGGCTTCCAGCCGAACAGGATCGGCTCATGCCTCCACTGGTAATCCGAACGCGACAACGTCATTGAGCTCTTCATCCAGATCAAACAACTCGCCAAATGGAACCCAGCATTCACGAACGCGTTCCCGAACGGCATCCGCTCCGACTCCGAATGCGCCACATAAATCGAGCCACCCGGACGCAACACCTCAAAACACGACAACATCGCCTGCGAAATCAGATCAGCGAACTCGTCACGATCCATGTCGTCATTCAGAATCGCACCAGCCTTCCCGACCACCGCCACGTTGTATGGAGGATCAGTCCACACAAGATCCGCAGACTCGCCCGCCATCAACTTCGCGACATCCGTCGAACTCGTCGAATCGCCACACATCACCCGATGCTCACCGAGCAGCCACACATCACCCGGAACCGTGATCGACGGAACCGACACCGGCAACACATCCAGCCCGTCACCCGGAGTCGGACGATCCACATCAATCTCCGAAATCAGATCCAACACCGACTGCTCATCCCAACCCGCATCCTCGAGCAGCTCCAGATCCGCAGCACGCACCTCCTCGATCAACGCGAGCAGCGCAGCATCGTCATACGAACCGAGCTCGGCGGTCCGGTTGTCAGCCAGAGCGAACGCCTTCGCATGCGCATCATCATCGTCAACCCACACCACCGCGATCTCCGACCAGCCGAGCCGGCGCGCAGCCTGCAACGTGTGGTTCCCAGCGATCACCGTCCTATCGCCACGTCGAGCCACGATCGGCTTCCGCTGACCGAACCGGTCCAGCGACGCAGCCACCGCATCCACATCACCCTTGCGAGGGTTCCCCGGCAACAGCTCAAGCTCGTCAATCGCAACCGCCAACGGCTGCAAGCCTTCCACAATCATGATTCCTCCAGTTTCAGAAACGCTTTAGTTCCGCGAACGCACGCGTTTACA